CTGAAGCAGAAGGTACTGTAATTAATACTTTTTCTCCATTAAGTAATGTATAAGGTATTTCTTCTACTTCACGCATACCTACAAACGGTAAGTCACGGAATAAACTATCTTTACCATACGCACGTATCTGTGAACTTGTTTCAAATATTCTTGATGCTTCAAACGCAATATCATCTGCTACACCTGTACCTTTTAAAAATGCTTGTGTATCGTTACCAATATCTATAGCTAATCTTGTAACTCCACCTAAATCTCCAGGTTCTAAATCTAATAGTCTTTGTAAAAATGGTTCTGCACGTTCTACTTCTGCACCCATACTGTCATAATGATTTCTAATTGCCATAGCTGCTTCATCAAAGTTAGTAACTGATAAACCATCATCAGGTGTTAAACTAAGCATTCTTTGCATATAAGTAGGCATAGCTGACTTAATAGTTGCACCAAAACTAAGTAACTCATCTAATGGATTAGCTATTTCAGATGGAGATAGTAATGGTTGTGCTGTCATAAATCTCATTTTGTTTCTTATAGGAAGTAATAACTCATCTCTAAGTCCAGTAGCTAATTTAGAACGGAGTGGTCTATATGCTGCATTAGGATTACCTAATGGTCTAATAAGTTGTCCTAATCCTCTTTGTACAACACTTTCACTTTGTCTTAAAGATAATGACCTATTTCCTATAGCACGTGATACTGCATTTCTAATTTCTGCACCTTTAACAGGTGTTTCATTAAGATAACCACTACCCCATATCTTTGACCATACTTGTTTAGCTTGTAACGCATCTTCTGTACCTGCTAATGCTGCTTGACTTTCAAATGGTAATTGTGGAAATAACTTTTGAAATGTACCAATATTAGGTTCAAGTGCTGTAGCTTCATACAATTTATAACTATCAGGTCGTTCAATCATATCTGCTAGTTTTGGTTTGAATACTGTATCTCTAAACCTACTAATACCCAATCCTTCTTGTATAACATCAGGATGAATAGTTCTAGTTGCTTGACGTAAAGAAGATAAACCTTTTAATCCTTTAGCTACTGGGTCTAACTTTAATGATGTGTAAGCGTCTATACCACCTGATAATGCTGTAAATTCTACTGTTCCAGGAGGAACTATTTGTGAAGCAGTAACACGACCATTACTAAAATGTATAGCAGGTTGTACTCCTTCTAATTCAGTTATACCAGGGTCAAAAGATTTAACTGCATCAACTTGTGATTTAGCTATATTTGTTGTACCTCTCCAAACTGTTTGTAAAAATCTACTTAGTTTGTTACCTTCAATAGGTGCAAAAGCATCAGGATTATTTTTTAATCTTTGTTGTTGTAAGTGTAAATAGTTATTAGGGTCAAAACCTAATGTAAGTCTTTTACCTGATGTAGGTCTAAACATAATCTCATTAGGTCTAAATACAGAAGTTCTTTCATGGTCATTCCATCCTTCTGCTCTAAGTGGTACACCTGCATATTTGTAATAGATATTTTTAGCTTCGTTTTCCTCATAATCCATTTTGAGTAGCATTCTGTATCGTTCATCATCTTCAGGTTTTAAACCTTGAAATATAAATTTTCTTGAAGGGTCAATGTTTAATGGTTTACCTTCTCGTAATGTAGCTAATGTTTCAGTCCATAATGTTGCACCTGCTGCTTCTTTAGCATTAGAAAACAATTCAGAATATTCTTTAACTAATCCTTTAAATCCATCTTTTTTCCATGCTGCTGCAGGGTCATAATTAACTATGTCTTCTTCTTTTATTTGAATACCATTTAGTAACTGACCTTCTTTAATCCAACCTTTTTGTAATCTGTAACTTTGTATTGCATTAACTGCTGCATATCCTGCTGCTCTATACAACATAGATACTTCTTCAATACCTGCTTCAAGTAATAAATCAACTACATATCCAGGTTTTTTAGCAAGTAATTCTGCCATACCCATAATTGGTTCATCAAAACCACTACTGTCTTGAACTTTATTCCAATCACGTTCCCATTGCTTCTGTTGTTCTTCTGTAACCATATCTGTTATATCTTGAAACGCAGGGTCGTAAACAGTTAATCCTGACATAGCTGCTGCTTCTATAACATCAGCAGGTAGATTAGGACAAACAGTTGACATTTCAACTGCTGACTTAGCTTGTTCAGAAGTAATAATTCTTGTTAAAAGTTCAAATTCTCTTTGAGCAGCGTCTTTTTTGTCTTGTTCGTTTGCTAACTCGTCATCGTTAAACCAACCATGAAAAGACATTATAAACCTCTTTGTTCATAGTTATGTATTAATTGACTAATTACTGGATTAAATCCTGATACTTGATACATAGCTTTTAAAGCTAACAATGTATTGTCAGGTGCTGCTTCTGCAGGATTAATTCCTGCTGTACGTGGGTCTTCGCCAGGTACATCTGTTGGTCTAAAGACATCTCTGTTTAATGGAGGTCTAGGCGTAGCCATACCTTTTGATGGAACTGTAGGTTCAGCAGGTAATGGTGCTGCTGCTTGTTGTTCTGATAATGCTTGTTGTTCTCCGTAATCTACGCCAGGTATTCTTCTAATAGGTTGTGTAGCACTACCTGGACCACCATCAGTTCTAGCTGATAAAGCACCAGGTCCACTTACTGGTGCAGGATTAGCAGGTTGTCTATAACCTCCTCTAGTACGCTTCTTCGCCATAATCTTCATCGCTTTCATCTAAGTATTGTCTTAATATTTCTCTGTCTAATAAAATCATCATGCCTGGCATAGGTATAATTACTTGCCACATTTGCATTGGAGGTATAAAATCTTTTTTATTAAAGCCACCAACTCCATTTAAAGAGTTCATAACTATATTAAAGAAGTCGTCGTTAAATTCCATTATCCAGGTAATCCTAATGCCATTTGTGCTAAACCACCTTGTGATAACTGTGGCATCTGCTGTTGACCCATCATTGCCATTTCTTCAGGAGATAGCTGTGGTTCTTCAGGTGTAAAGAATTTATTAAGTATCATTTGCATATCATCAGGTTGTTTATATATTTCTACAACAGCCATAGTTGCTTGTATATCGCCTTGATTTGCTCTAGCTAATAAAGTTTCAAATAATAAATCTTCTGCTTTTTGTTTTCTTATTCTTTCATTAATGGCAGGAATATTATCTAGTCCTGTCAAGTTATCTTGTAAAGTTTGCTTATCAATAATGTCTGCTTGTATAAGCTGTAAACCTGTAACAATTTTTTGTGGCTCATCAAATCCTGCCATAACACCATAAACACGTCTTGTTCTATAGTTCTTAGCAATATCAATAGATGGTTTATAAGTTTCAGAGAAAGCAGAACCTTTCCTATGTCCTACTAATGCTTTAGACTTATCAAATAACAATTCATCCATTTCAAGTCTTTTAGCATCTAGTTCTTGTAAAGCATCTCCTAGTATGTTTCTATACTCTCCTATCATTAAAGACATTGAAGCATTAAGTTCATCTAATCCTCTACCAGTAACAAAACTGTTAGGAGATTGTGCATCATCTGTAACAGGATAACCTGCAACTAATCTCAACTGTCTTTCTAATCTATCAACTTGATTAAATAATTGATAAGGTAAATTGTTAACAGGTTTAGATACTTGTGTACCAGGTGCTAAATAGTTAATAGCGTGTCTGCCTTTACGATACTGACCACTCTCTAATTCTCCTGATATGTTTGTTTCAGTAAAGACTGCATCTTCCATAGCAATCGTAGATAAAATATTTATCTTTGCCATTTGTGACATTAAACCTAAGACATGGTCATATTGTCCTTTAAGTTCATTAAAAGAAAATCTTTTAGCAAATACAAACTGTGGACCACTCTTTAATGGGTTCTCAACAAAATCTAATAATATCTTTTTATGTGGTACAACAATGTACATACCACTGTCGTCGTAATACTCTACAACTACAACACCTTTACCATTATCGTTTTCCCATTGTTCTTGTTGGTCATCAAGTGTCATAGAATAAAAACTTTCTCCTGCAGGTTCAGGTTTTTTAGTTTTATCGTCTGCTTTTAAAGCAACAGCATGTTCAGGATAAATTTGTATAAGTTTGTACAAAGGTATTCTTCGTACATAAGCTATCTCATCAGGTTGTTGGTCAGCACCTAAGTGTCCAGGATAAGTATTGTATGGGTCACGTAATTCTGCAAAAGGAAAATAATTACCATCAACATCTTTAATTGTTTTTATAACCCATGAGATATAACCATATCCAGGAAGCCATCGTGATACTTGACCTAATTGTCGTTTAAGTTTTTGCTTATCATCATAAGAAGATACAATACGTTCTAGTTTTTCTGCTCGTTTTCTAGCACGTTCACTATCTTTGTCATTAACTCTATCAACACGTATGTCAGGTATTCCTGAAATCTTTTGTGCTAATCTATCTAATCCTGATACTAAAAGATTTGGTGCAGGTAAAGTATCTGCATCCATGTTATCCATGTTTGGTCCAAGCAATGCTCTCATACCATCGATACCACCATCCATAATTGAACGAATACGATAACGCATAAGTTGTTGTTCTGCGTTGTTATCCATTAAGGCATTAACATTATCTAAAATAGTTTTAATGTTCTTTTTCATTATCGCCATGGTGCTTCGTTCCAATCATTAATGTCCCAGTCGCTAAAACTAGGAGTGTAATCTAACCCTATCATTGCTGACCTCTCTTTAGTCAATCTTCTAAAAATCTTCATAGGAAACCACGAAGCCATGACTAAGTCAGTTTTATGCTTAGTTCTTCTGTTCTGTGGTTTGCCATCAAAGTAAACCAACTGTGACTTATAAGCACCAACTTTGTCACGACTTAACGCATCGCCAACTGGTAAATGTATACGCCCTTCTTCGAACAATTCACTCATCGCACCAACTCCGAACATTGGGTCATGTTTATTTGTACCAGTCTTTGTTCCTGTTAATACAATACCACATTCATACGCAAGTTTCTTTATCTTTTCGTCTTGTCGTATAGCAGTCTGAAAACCATTTTCTTCAATAACCCATTCTTGTAATCTATATTGCTTAAACCATTTTTCTATAATCTCATACGCTGCTTTAGTTCCACCACCTTGTCTGTTGTCATTATCAATCATGTAGTATTCTTTTTTAACAACATCATATCCCCATAAGAATGCAGCTTGATGTCCACTTGATGCAGGGTCTAGTCCTGCTACTAAATGTAAATTTCTATTTGGTATTTGTCCAACAATTAAGTTTGGTCTATAACAACTTTCAATATCTTCTAAATTAAAAATTGTCATACCTACGCTGTATGCTTGATTGAGATATACCATATCAAATACGTTTCTACCACCAGTAGTTTCTGCTGCAGCCATACGTGACTTCAACCATTTGTACGTTCTCTTGCCACCCCATAACATACAATCAGTATGTCCGTCTATATCTTCTTCAGGAATAGTACACTCCAGGTCATGTGCTGTTTCGACTATGTTTTCGTATTGGTCGTTACCTAACAAATGATGATATAAGTCATCAGGATGTTGTCTTGAACCAATTACAACAATAGCTGTGTGTTCCTCTTTACGTGATGATAGAGTAGTAGTCCACCAACTTCTTGTATGCTCTCTGTTACTAGGTTGGATAGTTGTAGAATGGTCTTCAATGTCGTCTGCAATAATAATGTCACAGTCACGAGATAGAATTTTACCTCCCTTACCAACTGCTACCATTGTCGGAGATTTAATACCTGTCACTGTTCTAGTAGCAACAGTAAATTGATTTTGTGACCAATTCTTACCACTACGTGTTTCAGGTTTAAAACTACGGCTAGGACCACAGAAGTCTTCTATTAGCGTTCTATTGCTATCTAAATGGTCTAATACAGCCGATACAGCGTTCTTAGCGATGTCTTCGTTACCACCGACCCACATGATACGTATGTTCGGATTACGGATGATTTGCCACACTGCAAAATGTACTAACAGTTCCGTCTTACCATGACGTGGAGGAGAAAGTATAACAAGTTCTTTTCCATGTTCTATAGCGTCAACAATCGAATTAATCCATTTCAAATGAAAGTCAGCAGTTTCGTACTTATCGCCAGTTTCAGTTTTAAAATATGTATCTCTAAACGTCGAAAAATTTTTTGTAGTTTCTAAG